ACAAGCATCAAAAAATACAAGACTGATTACTTCAGTTGGTGCATCTGGTACAATTTATGTTGCGGTTAGTTCGGGAGTTTTTGTATTTTCAACATCTTCACCAACTGGACCATTTTCTGCTTTTTCTGGATTGAGTGGATTGGTAGAAGGTGCTACCTATACGTTCAATCAAACAGATGCAAGTAATACTGGATATCCTTTAAGATTATCAACTATTCCAGATGGAACATTTAAAGGTGGCACATCATTTACTTCTGGTGTAAGTATCACTGGAACTCCAGGTATTGATGGCGCTACTTCAATAACAATCACAACTAACACTCCTTCTATATTATATTGGTATTCACCAAACCTTGCTGGAATGGGAAGATATCAAACATCACCAAATCGTTATGGAAGAGCAATCGTTCATGATTATTGGCATTTAGATAGAATCTCTAAACAAAATAGATCTTATTTAAATAGAACATTTAATTACACTCATGATGGAACTGGAGTTGATTTATATGTGATTGATAGCGGTGTTAGAGGCGCAAGCAGACCCACTGGAACAAACGCAGCGTTACACCCAGAATTATTTGATCCAGATTTTGCTACTAACTTAAACGGAACAGCGGAACAACAAAACTATAGAGTTTATACGGTAGCTGGATACACACCTCCATATGGAACAAATGAAGATGCTGATGGTCATGGTACATGGTGTGCCATCTCAGCAGCAGGTAGAACAGCTGGAGTTGCACCAAAATCTAGAATTTATGCACTAAGATGCTTCAGCGGTGGAAGTGCTACACTCACAGACATTGTAGCGGCATACCAAGCAGTCATCAATCACAATAATTCATCACATCCAAACTATAAAGGCAATACTCGTCCTGCGATTATTAATGCTTCCTTTGGTCCAACAGTTCCCTCGGGTTCTTCTCCTTATGTTCAAATTAATGAAGCTGGAACTGATCCAGGAACTGAAATTGAATTATTTGATGAAATTGAAAAAACTGTAGTAGACAACAATATCATTCTTGTCAGATCAGCAGGAAATGGATTTACCAATTCATCTGGAAATTTTGCTGGTCCACTGTCTGGAAGACTGGTAGCTGGAGTTAGGGGTGCAGGATATACAGATAGCACTTCTGGTTTTATTACTGAAATCGTAGTTCAGGGTGAAGATGATGAAAATATTGGAATGGTTGAGACTAACCCCACATTCCAAACAAATCAAGTAGTTATTTCCGACACCGACGTTAATGTCAACAGCATTGCAGTAGGTGCTAGTCAATACAATGATCAGTGGGCAGATTTTTCAAACTATGGAACTGGTGTAACAACTGTAGCTCCTGGAGCAGATTTAACAATTCCAAAATACGATTGGACTACAAACACAAGTTATGGAACTACCTCTAATTATAATACAATTAGCGGTACATCTTTCTCTGGACCGATTTATGCTGGCATTATGTGTCAGTGGTTACAAAAGAACTCATATACAAATACAACATCTGGTCTTCCATCTTTAGCAAAAGATTTTACCCGTTTTGCTGGAGGAGTTGAAATTGGATTATCCCCTAGCACATATTATGATTCTTCAAGCAATTTATCTGCAAGCGCATCCAATTTATATCCAAATAATTCTGCAATAGAATATAGATTATATGGAGATAATTCTTATCCAACTTTCACAACAACATCGGGATCAACTAATTTAAAGATTAGAGTTTTTGCAACTGCACAAGCTCCGATTTTTCTCGGAAACATTGGAAAGAAAGTTCAACTTAGAATCAATAGTGCTTCGTTGACAATTGGTGGAGTTGATTTAAAATCTCTAAGTGAATCAAATTGGTTTACTATTGCAAGTGAAAGTAATACAATTGAAGGTGGATCTTGGAAAAGTATTACAGTCACTTTACCATCTGCCGCAACATCTACTGCTACATCTAATGCGGAGTCTTTTCTTTCTTTGATTGAGAATACTCATGAATCAACCGATGGTCCAATATTCAGCAATACAACTTTATATGCAGAAACAGAAGCTCAGGAAACTGGACACACTGGTACTGTAATTCCAAATATACCAGTAGAAACTGGTTGTGATTTTTATAGAAGATACAGTTCTGTAATTTATTATGCAGGAACTAATAAAAGAACTACTATCCGTGGTGCATTCACTCCTTTTATTGATTCCAATGCAACTTGGGCAAATAATGCAGGAACTGTAGGTACTTTTGCAAATGGATCTGTACAAAATATTAATGTGGGTCTTTCTTCATTATCCACATTTGCAAATGAACCTATGACTCTGAGGAGTTATACATTTACAGGAACATCAAATACAACTTTAAATGGTTCTACTATTACTAAGAATGGTGTAGAGTCTGGACTGACATTCAATTCTAGCACAGGTTACATTTCAGGTACGGTCACTAGTTCATATCAAAATACTCTTTATACCTTCACAATCACAGAAAATACTTCTGGAGCTAGTAGATCATTTACTTTCACGACTACTGGAACTGGAGTTAGCGTAACAATTACACAGAATCCAACCAATCAAAGTGTTGAAGCTGGTGGTGGAAGCAGCGCCGTATTTGGTCCTGTTGCAGGTACTGTACCAGATGGATCAACTATTCAATATGAGTGGCAAGTTTCAACTGATGGTGGAACAAACTGGACTAATGTTCCAGGCGGAACTTCAGCAAGTTTATCAGTCTCTCCAGTATATACAAATAATGGAAATAGATATCGTTGCGGATTGTACACATCTACAACAGGTGGAATCAGAACTTATACAACTTCAGCAGTATTAACCGTCTTCAGAGTTGTAACTGTAACAACCCAACCTCAAAACACAACAGTAACTGCTCCAGCAACTGCTACATTTAGCGTTGTAGGTTCTACTCTTGATAGTGCTACAATTTCATATCAATGGCAAAAGTCAGAGGATGGAATTACTTATGCAAATATTGGGGGTGCAACATCTGCATCCTATACAACTGCCGCAACAACACGATTCAATGACAGTGGAGACAGGTATCGTTGTACGTTGAATGCTACTGGAGCATCTCCAGTTAACTCTAACGCAGCTCAGCTTACAGTCAACAGAAATATTGTTATTTCCGCACAACCACAAAATGCAACGGAACCCATTGGGCAAGTAGTTACTTTCTCAGTAACTGCAAATACCTCAGATAATGATGCATCTGCAATCACATATCAGTGGCAACAGTCTATCAATGGAGGTGTAAGTTGGTCTGATGTTATTGATGGTTCTGGTGGAACTACAGCGACATATTCAATTACAGCATCTGCTGGACTAGATGAAGCTAGATTCCGTTGTAAATTAAATTGCATTGGATCAACTGGAGAGGTAATTACAAGTTCAGCAACTCTTCAAGTTCAGACTCCAACAATCAGTATAACAACACAACCACAAAATGCAACTGTTAATGAGGGGCAAACAGCAACATTTACAGTTGCGGGTACAGTATCTGTACAACAAATCGGAGCTAATATAGTCTCATCGTGGGATACAGAACAATTCCAAACTCCTATTGTCGGTGGAACCGCAACTGAAGAAGAAATAAAACAACTTGAAGAATATTTTGCTTTGATGGGCATTCCAAGCATCACATATCAATGGCAAAGATCTGATGATAGCGGAGCAAATTGGTTTAATATCAGCAATGCAACATCAGCATCGTACACAACTCCAAGTGCAACATTTGCTTTGGATAATAATGATTTGTATCGTTGTGTATTGAGTGCAACTGGAGCACCTTCTGTAAACTCAAACTCTGCACTTTTAACGGTAAGGACTACACTATCAATTACAGGACAACCAAGCAATCAAACAGTCAATGAGGGAACTCAAGCAACTTATAGTGTCGTTGCAACCTCCAGTAGTGGAACCCCAACGTATCAATGGCAAAGATCCGATGATGGAGGAGCAAACTTTACTAGTATTAATGGAGCTACAAATGCATCATATACAACTCCAACAACTTCTTTCTCCGCAGATAATGGAGATAGATATCGTTGTGTGGTTTCCTTAGTTGGTGCATCTGGATCTATTACGTCAAGTGATGCTTTACTTACTGTCGTTAGAGTCATTACAATTCTAAATCAACCACAAAGCACTTCTGTTGTGGAAGGAAATACAGTAACTTTATCAGTTGGTGCAACAATAACAAGTGGAGTATTGCAATATCAATGGCAAATATCAACTGACGCTGGAGTCAACTTTAGTGATGTTAATGGAGCGACAAGCAACACATATACAATTCCCCCCGCAATTTTCCCATCAGTTCCAGCAAGAAGATATAGAGTTGTATTATCTGCAAATAATGCAACAACAGTAACCTCAAATGCAGCTATAATTACTGTTAATGAATCGGAATTTGTAAGTCCTCCAACAAGTGTGACAGTAACTATTGATCCAGATACATTAAAAACATATAGCAGAAGACCACTTGTTACAACAGCAGTATTTGTTTCCGAATATACTGGATCAACTCATTTCTCCTCATATTGGAGAATTGTTAAGACATCAAACAATCAGGTAGTTTTTGATACTACACAATTGTTTATTGATGGAGATATTGCCAACAAAACTACATTTACTCCACCAGAAGGTGTATTGGAATTTGACACGGATTATGCAATTAACGTGAAGTTTAGAGATAATAATGGACTCATGAGTTCTTATACAACTCCAGTAAACTTTAGAACTCCAGTTGTAGATCAACCCGAGATTCAAACTATAGTTCCATCATTCAACCCAACTGTAACTGTCTTGGCAGCTCAGGTAAAACCTGGATATGCTCATTCCTCTAGCGATTGGCAGTTCTCAAGATTTTCTAATTTCTCAACCCTGGTTCACCAGAGTCTTGGAAATACTGTAAATAAAACATCATACACTTTACCTGGATCAGTAACTCTGATACCAAATACTCTTTATTATGTAAGAATTAGATTTAACGTAATTTCACTATAATGGCACAACCAAGCACGAGACAAGAGCTAGTTAACTATGCTCTCAGAAAATTAGGAGCTCCAGTATTAGAAATCAATGTTGATGATGATCAGATTGAAGATGCTGTTGATGATGCTATTCAGTATTATCAAGAACGTCACATGGATGGATACATGAGGACGTATCTTAAATATAAATTTGATCAAGCTACTGTAGATCTGATGACAACTGACACATCAGAAACTGCAACTCAAGTTGGTGCTAGGGCAAGCACATTTAAAACTCAAAATAATTTTATCACACTCCCATCACACATCAAAGGAGTTGTTAAAGTATTTGATTTTACTAGCAAGAACGTAACCAATCTATTTGATGTTAGATATCAGTGGAGATTAAATGATCTCTGGGACTTAACTAATACTGAGATTCTAACCTATGAGATGGTTAATAGACGATTAGAGGATATCTATTTTCTGCTTGAGGGTCAAAAGCAAGTAAGATTCAATATGAGAGGAAGTAGACTTTATCTAGATATTGATTTTAAAACTGACACTAGAGATAACGACTTTATTGTTTTGGATTGTTTTAGAGCAATCAATCCAGCTGAATTTAATCAAGTGTATAATGATCCATGGTTAAAGAGATATACCACATCTCTAATTAAACGTCAATGGGGTCAGAACTTAATTAAGTTTAAGGGAGCAGTTCTTCCAGGAAACATTGAATTGAATGGAAGAGAAATTTATGAAGATGCTCTCAATGAGATTGAAAAGCTAGAGAGTGAAATGATCTCAAGTTATGAAATTCCACCAATGGATATGATCGGATGAGAAATACATTCTTCACCCACGGAACTCGCAACGAACAATTTCTTCAGCAAAATCTTGTTGAGGAATTTATTAAAATGTTTGGAATGGATGTTGTATACATTCCAAGGCAATACATTAACACTGATGATGTATTCAATGAGGAGATCATTAGTAGATTTGACGATTCCTATATTCTAGAAGCTTACCTAGAAAATGCTGAGGGGTTTCAAGGTGGTGGAGATTTATTAACTAAATTTGGAATCCGACAATCTGATGAAATTACTTTAGTTATTTCACAGCAAAGATTCCAAGATTTCATTTCACAATATACAAAATTAGATCCAGATGTAATCTTAGCAGACAGACCTGCAGAGGGAGATCTAATTTATTTTCCACTAACTGCAAATTATTTTGAAATAAAATTTGTTGAACATGAGCAACCATTTTATCAACTTGGAAAAAATTATGTTTATAAGTTGAAGTGCGAACTCTTTGAATATCAGGATGAAGAGGGAGAGGTATTTGATGAAAATGAGGATCTTAAAGATCAGGGATATGTTGTCAAGTACTACTACCTCACAACTATTGGTACAACTACAACGGCTACACCTATTGTTGGATCTGGAAAAATTACAAATATTTCAATTACAAATCCAGGATCAAAATACAATACTGCACCTATAGTAACTTTATCAGCACCACCATCAGGTGGTACTCAAGCTACCGCAAAATCATACTTAATTGCTATCAATAGTGAGGGAGGAAATCCATTAAAATCTGCAGTCCTCAGGGGGACTGTATTAAATGGAACTCTAAGAACAGTAACGGTTGTTGATGGTGGCGAAGGATATGATGTTGATAGAACAACCATCTCAGTTTCCGATCC